TAAGTACAGTCAAACAATCCCTTATAACCATGGGAAAAAGAATCATAATTAGTCATCTTCAATCCCTCCATAAGTCAGCGTTGTCTCGCCGGATTGAGAAATTTCCGTAACGCCCACCTTCTGGAATACCGGATTACGAATTTCTGCCCTTTTCGCTCCTGCCTCCATAATCAGGTGATACAGCATTGACGGGTTAATATCACGTCCCAGCTTTTCCGTCTGCCAATTTTTATACTTTTCTATGGCAGATTCCACCTTACTTTGAATCGCAGACACATCCTTTCTGTCCGATTCACCGACATAATAAGACACATCAATATCAAACGTCACCACATCCGGTGCCTGAACCGTCACCCGGTCTCCCAGCGTTTTCCTGCTCTTGTCATCCAGATACGCCTTCACAAGAGAAATCAATTCCTCATCCGGTATTTCTCCACTCTTCGTGGCAAAAACAATCGTGACACAGCACGGCTCCGGAGAATACACGCTCACATCACCAATCAGATTCGAGGCATTTTTCGTCCAAAACACATAAGAATCTTCACAGCCCGTTGTACTGTAAGTCGATGGTGCAAGATATATCCTCTCTGCCAAATCATCATCTGTCTCCTCATCCGCACCGCCACTCGGTGAATTCGCATTATATACCTCTTGAATATACGGGAGTGCATCCACCAGAGTGTTAATCTCTCCAATCTCATATTCATTACCATCTTCGCCGGACTCCGTACATTCACACAGAACATCTACTGACAGCTCTCCGGCTGGAATCTCTGCCACATCCTTCGTAGAAAAAAACACGTCATCACCGGAAGTACACCTTGTCCCCTGCGGAATCGTGTATACATCCTTTCGTATTGCCGAAAGAACAAACGTTATCATCACCGTTGCCGGTGTCGCCGCTTTTCTTGCAATTCCACATCTTGCCGCCTCATTGTCCAGAAACGTTTTTGTAGAATACTTTAGCAAATTCTGTTTTGCCATAAAATCAAGATAAACCAACGTCTGATAATACATCATGGATATGACATCCAGACGAAGCTTTTCCTTGTCAGCGTCATGCAGTGACACAGCCTCCCCCGTTATCTCTTCATAACGTTCCTGATACCACGCCTTCATCTGCTCCATGCAGTCCTCCAGCGTCATGTTGTCAATAAAAGAAATTTCCGGATAACTGTCCAAAACCGACACATTACTCATCATCCTCACCGTCCTCTACATCTTCCAACTCATCCTCGTCTTCATCGTCCTCATCTTCATCATCAGCCGGCTCCAGCGTGACATACGGCGTAACATTTCCGTCATCATCATAAGAAAACGATACATCCGTCACCTCAAGCTGCGGTATATACTCTGCTACCTTTTCATAATATTCCACAGAAAGCATTGTCTCAGCAGCCGGAACCGGACAATCCATAATATCCGTATCGATTCCAAAATCACGATTCATCGGATAAGTCCCCGTCACCGTTGAAAACAGATTCTTTAATTCCTCCAGCACATCATCATATTCAGAAGAATCATCTAAATCCAATTCAATCTCTGCGTCATTTACAACCATAACATCCCTCCTCACCGATACTCACTCAGCGTCAAATCCACTTTCGCTCTGGCAAGCTCGCCGCCGCTGTACAGCAAATCAAACGCCTCCGATGCCTTTTCCAGTTTCCACTTATATTTGCCGATTTTGTGGGTGCCGATAACCAGAATATCCACCTTGCCTTTCTCACATAACTGATTGATTTTTTTCAAAATCTTATGAGGCTTATAACCAAGCTGAACATCAATAATAACCGTCATCTCAAAACTGCGTGTGTCCGGCCCCAGAAACTCCGGCTTTGGTTTCGAACCGATAATTTGATGGCTTTCCCATCTTCCACTCACCTCCTGTTTCGGCTCCTGCATGGTAAGTGTTTTCTTTGACGAAACCTTAAAAACAATACCTCCAAAGCTGCCAACCTGACCGGTCTTCCCATATTTGCTCTTTTTCTTCGATTTCTTTTTAACAAGAACATTCTTAAGAACCACGCCACGCTTTACATACACTTTTTTACTCTTCTTTGTTTTCTTTGATTTCTTTTTCGCCACATTAACCACCTGCCAAATCCTTTAAATCCACTATTTTCCCATCCAGTTCGAAGACAACATTGGAAGCCTTAATATGGATTGTGTCAGATTCTGACACATATTTCATAAAAGCGATGTCTGACAACTTCTTATACCAGTCAGCCTCCGAATCCGGCGGAACATTGCTTTTGTTCCAAAATCGTCCGATAACAATGCCCCTTGTCGCACCATTTGAGAGATGAGCCACCAGCACCATATCATCCACTGCCGGCGGCTTAAACTCATCTCCGCATGAAAAATAAGGCAGAAATCCCGTTGTGCCGCCATCTTGGTCCTGATATACCACACTGACCATTCCGGTGCTGCGGTCCACTGCCGACACATTGCCAATCCGTATTACATCCATCCTTTCACCTCGCCATATTATGTCGTTGTTCCCATGCCAATCCGGTTCGTCACCTTATGAACCTCCAATGACATCGCATAATTTCCGTTGCCATCCAGCTTGTGCGAAACCTTGTCCACATAATACTTTCCGGACAACTTATACAATCCCGAAATACGTACTGTAGAAGTAGCAATAATTTTAGGATTCGGAAAAATCGTCAAAGTCATCGTTATCCGCTTTTTATTTTCATTTGCAAGCTGGGCTTTCGCCTTCAGACCTGCGTCCTTCTTTGAAAAAGCCGTAACATTCACATCCAGCAGCCTTCCTGCCTTTCCAATCGTAATGTGATGTTCCTTATTGTCATCTGCGTCCGTATAAGTCACCTTCGCACCTGTATAGGTGCCCTGCAAAGTAGTGTTCCACGTCCAGTTCACAATATCTTTTTTTCGTCTCAGCGTAACCACAGGAGCCTTCTTTTCATAAGTCTCCTCATCAAAAACAACAATCTTTCCGTTGTAAACCTTAAACCCGAGTCCATAATCTTCACAGACCGACTGCAAGAATTCAGAATCTGCCGCCTTGCTCTGCTCAATTTCCTTGATGTGAATATTTTGTGCTGAATAAAAAAGCGTCACCCCCGCCCTCTTGGCTATCGTTTTGGCAATTTCCTTCAAAGTAACATTCTTGTACGTCTTAGTCCGCTTTCTCGTCTTGAAATCTCCATTAACCGGCATGGATACCGCACCGATGTCACAAGTCAGCGGCGGCTCAGCCATCGTTAAATCATCGAGAATGAAAGTACCGCATTTAAATGACCTCTTTTGACCATTCTTTGACCAGTTATACATATGAATGTTAGCGGATATCTTATCACCCTTACATGGCTTACTTTTGTTCATAAAACGAAGGTCACGATTATTCAGAGTGAGTTCAATATCATCACTCGAACCGGATGCAACGTCATTGTAAGTAAAACTCTGCAAATAACCCTTGATATTCTTCGTAATATTCTTTCCGTTGTAAAAAACAGAAAGTCTCGCTTTTCTTGAATTTTCCATGATTCCACTAATCCCTCCAATCCGGATACGTATTTTCCGTCTGTGCAGGCAGGTCAGGAATATACACCAGCGTCCCCGCCGAAAAAATCCCCGTCCCCAAAAGGAACGGATTATTTGCCATAAGGACATCCGCATAAATCTCATCACCATACACAGCCTTTGCGATTATATCCCACGTATCGCCAAGTTCTGTTTCATACATGAATACCCCTCCTGTCTAGCTGAATGATATGCGGCCATGCTTATTCACATAACGCTGCATAAGTTTTTCAAATTCCGTCATGCCGAGGCTCATTGCCTCCTGCACCTTCTCCTTGTCCGCATTTCCCTGAATGATAATTTTCGGTGAAAAATTAATCTTCACCGGAGTATTGCTCTGGCTGATACTCATCGAACCATTTCCGGCACTCTCCATCGACTTAGAAAGATTCGAAAAACTATCCGAACGATTTTTTAACCCAAGCAGCTCACCCGTCTGTTTCCACAGACTGATGGAATTCGCCGTCTTTTCAATCGGAATCATCATCTCTGGAACTCCTGCCTCTGCAACAATCGCCTCCTGCGGAAATGTCGCAAGTCCGCCTTTCGCATAGCCCTTGGCTTTTTTGCTTTTCTTCTTTCCGGAGCTGCCACTCGAAGTAGTTGACGTAGTTGATGAAAGTGAAGACAGCGTTGGGAGCAAGTTTGTATTAGATATTGAATATGTTCCTTTCAATTCAACTGGCATTTCTGCCGTTACTCCAGTACTCAATTCACTCTGTATTGTATTTTTGATGATGTCACTTGCACTTTTACTACTTTGTTCCGCTGGTGTTGTAAGCATATTAGAAAAATCAAACGGAGTAGAATTAAACAAATCTTGTACTTCTTGCGGAAAACTCGTTAATTCCTCTTTTGCCTGTGATGTCAAATAATCATTCGCAAGAACCTTGGCTTGCGAGTCCCATTTTCCATATGTTTCAGATTTTCCACTGAACGTTTTTTCAAGAGTATCGTTGAAATCTGTTAGTAAATTTTGCTGAAGACTGAGATAAATTGTCCTTAAGTCATCCTCGTATTTGGTTCCTTCAGCCTCCTTTTGCATTTCTACAACAATCTGCTCAATTGCTTTTTTATCTCCTTCTTGATAATTGCCACTTGCGATTTCCTTTCCGTAAGAATCCATCAATGTATTATATTCAAATTCAAGTCCTTTTTCTCTTGCTTCATTTTTAGAATCGTCGTAAGCAGTTTCAATTTCTTTTTTCTTTTCAGCATATTCACTATCAGAAATATAACCCAAATTCTTTTGTGCGTTCAGATTTTTTATACTCTCGTCACGAGTTGTTTTAGCACCTTCATCAAGTGTTGCAACGTTCTCACTAACCTGAGATTGTAAATTCGTGAATGATTCTCCATCAAGTTTAACACCACTCCAATCCATTTGTAGAATTTCCCAACTGGATTCCGTTTCAGCGTCATTGATTGCATTTGTTATTTCAGAAATTTGGTCGAGCAAACCATTAATTTCCTCTTCTAAATCAATTGTTAAACCATCTTTCATTGCTTTTTCCAATTTTTCATTTATCGTATCTGAAAGACTTGTTACCTCTTTATCCAGTTTTGTATAAAACTTATTGTTATCTTTCAGTATTTGATTTTTCTGTTTCGAATCATCAAACAAAAAATTTGTTGCAATCTCAATTTCGTATCCTTTTTCGCTAATTAATTTTTGGGAATCTTCAACATATTTGCTTACATCACTTTCATACTGGGATTTATCATCATCCGACAACGACAATCCAATTGATGTTTTCCAGTTAAACTTATCTAAGCTTTTTCGTACTTCTTCAATATCCTCGGAAAGGCTTTCAGATTCTTTCATTGACGAAAGTATTTCACTTACTTCTTCAAGTTTTTTACTTCCAACAATTTCGGCTGCAACATCCCATGGAACCGGCGACAGAAC